TACGCGAAAGAGCAGCCGTACTGGCCGGATGCACCGGACGAACTCATCTCCGCAAGTGACCTCATCCGTCAGCAGCAGGCAATCCTTGCCCGCAACGGCGAGAACCAGAGCAAGCGGGCGATGGCAAGTCTGCTCGAGCAGCAGGTGAGCACCCTCACCGCGCGTGTGGATGAGCTGCACCGTCAGCTGCAAACCGCCGAGGAGGAACTCACCGCCAAGACGGCTGACCTTGCCACCGCACGCAAGACCGCCGAGCAGCTTGTGGATGAGAGCACTGAGGAGCTGGAACGCAGCATTGCCGACATCGAAACCATCAACGCCAAGGTGCGCGACAACCTCAACCGTGAAAAGGCCGAGGAGGATGCACGCGCCTATCAGCAGCAGTATGACAGCCTGACCGCCGAAATTGAACAGCTCCGCGAGGACAAGCGCGCGCTGCTGGACGGCGCCAAGCTGCCGATGGAGGGCCTCGGTGTTGCGGACGGCGCACTGACCTATCACGGCCAGAAATGGGATAATATGTCCGGCAGTGAGCAGCTGCGGGTGGCGACCGCCATTGTGCGCTGTCTGAAACCGCAGTGCGGCTTCGTGCTGCTGGACAAGCTGGAGCAGATGGACCTCGGTACGCTGCGTGAGTTCGGCGCGTGGCTGGAAAGCGAGGGCTTACAGGCCATCGCAACGCGCGTTTCGACCGGCGACGAGTGCTCCATCATCATCGAGGACGGCTATGTGCAGGGCGAGGAACAGCCTTTACCTGACGAGCCGCAGAGTACATGGAAAGCAGGTGCATTTTAATGCAGATCATTCGCGGAAAACAGAAGACCGCGCTCAAGGTTGTTGTGTACGGTCCGGAGGGCATCGGCAAGTCTACGTTTGCCGCACAGTTCCCGAATCCGCTGTTCATCGACACCGAGGGCGGCACCAAGCACATGGACGTCGCCCGCACGCCTAAGCCGACCAGCTGGGTCATGCTGCTCGGTCTGGTCAAGGAGTGCATTGCCGACCCGAGCCTGTGCGGCACGCTCATCATCGACACGATGGACTGGGCGGAGCTGCTGTGCAGCCGCTACGTCTGCGACAAGGCGCAGAAAAAGAGCATCGAGGAGTTCGGCTACGGCAAGGGCTATACCTATCTGATGGAGGAGTTCGGCAGCCTGCTGAATACGCTGGGTGAGCTGGTCGAGCGCGGCGTGAACGTAGTCGTGACGGCGCACGCCAAGATGCGGAAATTTGAGCAGCCGGACGAGCTCGGCGCATACGACCGCTGGGAGATGAAGCTGTCCGCCAAGACCGCGCCGCTCGTCAAGGAGTGGGCAGACATGGTGCTGTTCGCTAACTACAAGACGTTCGCCGTCAAGACCGAGAACGGCAAGACCAAGGGGCAGGGCGGCGAGCGCCGGATGTACACCACCCATCACCCGTGCTGGGACGCGAAGAACCGGTTCGGCCTGCCCGGCGAAATGCCGTTCGATTATGCCGGAATCGCCCATATCATCGGGGACGAAAAAAATATTTCGGAAAATTTTTCGGGAAATGAACCGTTTGTGGTCAATTTTTCGGACAAAACACCGGATAAGTGTAAGGACATTTCCGATGCACCCGCACAGGCGGCAGTAAGCGAACCGGCGAAACCGGACGGCATCGTGCCGGACATTCCGGCAGGTATCCCGCAGGCGCTGCGCGACCTGATGCAGGCCAACAACGTCACCGCGACCGACATTCAGACCGCCGTTTCCGCCAAGGGATATTTCCCGCTCGGCATGGAGATCACCGACTATCCGGCGGATTTCGTGAGCGGCTGCCTGATCGGTGCGTGGGATCAGCTCTATCAGGTCATTCTGAAAGAGCGCAAGGACATTCCGTTTTAATCAAGGAGGACAATTATTATGAGCGACAACATTCTGGATCAGGAGCTCGGCTGGGAAGACGAGATTGAAAACGAGGGCAGTCCGCGCCGTGTGCTCGAGCCGGGTGAGTACCCGTTTACCGTACTGGGCTTTGAGCGTGCCCGCTACGCAGGCAGCGAAAAGGTAGCGCCGTGCAATCAGGCTATCCTGCACCTGCGTGTGGATGCGCCGGACGGCGAGAGCGAGATGAACGTCAACCTGTTTTTGCTTAAGCGCTTTGAGTGGAAGCTGTGCCAGTTCTTTACAAGCATCGGTCTGCGCCAGCACGGCGAAAAGCTGCGTATGAACTGGGCGGCTGTCACCGGCAAGACCGGCCGCTGCCGCATCACCAAGCGTACTTACAAGGACAAGACCGGCGCAGACCGCGAAACCAACGATCTGGACGAGTTCCTCGATCCGCTGGGTGCGCCGTCCATGCAGCAGGCGGGCGGCTTTACGCCGGGAGCATTCTAATATGGAACTGCGACCGTATCAGCAGGCGGCGCGTGAAGCGGTCGAGAACCGCTGGGAGCAGGGTGACGACAGCACCCTGCTTTCTATTCCCACCGGCTGCGGAAAGACTGTCATTTTTGCGAAGATTGCCGAGGACAGGGTGCGGCAGGGCGACCGCGTGCTCATCCTCGCGCACCGCGGTGAGCTGCTCGATCAGGCCGCCGACAAGCTGCACGCCGCGACCGGACTTTCCTGCGCGACCGAGAAAGCCGAGCAGAGCTGTCTGGGCAGCTGGCTGCGTGTAGCGGTCGGCTCGGTGCAGACCCTTATGCGGCCCAAGCGACTGGCGGCGTTCCCGCGGGACTACTTCGGCACCATCATCATCGACGAAGCGCATCACGCGGTATCCGACAGCTACGGACGTATCCTCAACCACTTCGACAGCGCAAAGGTGCTCGGCGTAACCGCAACGCCCGACCGAGGCGATATGCGAAATCTCGGCAGCGTGTTTCAGTCGCTGGCTTACGAGTATTCGCTGACCAAGGCCATCCGCGAGGGCTACCTCGTGCCCATCAAGGCGCTGACCGTGCCGCTCAAAATGGATTTAAGCGGTGTCGGCGTGCAGTCCGGCGACTTTAAGCCGGGCGACCTCGACAGTGCGCTCGACCCGTACCTCTACCAGATCGCGGACGAGATGGCAAAGACCTGTGCCGACCGCAAGACCGTTGTGTTCCTGCCGCTGGTCAAGACCAGCCAGAAATTCCGCGATATTCTGTGTTCGCGCGGCTTTCGTGCCGCCGAGGTCAACGGCGAATCGCCCGACCGCGCGGAAATCCTTGCGGCGTTCGACCGTGGCGAGTACAACGTGCTGTGCAACAGTATGCTGCTCACCGAGGGCTGGGACTGCCCGAGCGTCAACTGCGTTGTAGTGCTGCGCCCGACTAAAGTACGCAGCCTGTACAGCCAGATGGTAGGCCGCGGCACGCGCCTGTTTCCCGGCAAGACCGACCTGCTGCTGCTGGATTTCCTGTGGCACACCGAGCGGCACGAGCTTTGCAGACCGGCGCATCTGGTCTGCGAAACCGCCGAGGTGGCCGAGAGCATGACCGAGAGCGCAGCCGAGCAGGGCGGTCCGGTTGACATTCTGGAAGCCGCCGAGCAGGCCGAGAGCGATGTGGTGCAGCAGCGCGAGGAATCCCTCGCCAAGCAGCTGGCGGAGATGAAAAGCCGCAAGCGCCGTCTGGTGGACCCGTTACAGTTTGAGCTGTCCATCCAAGCGGAGGATTTAGCAGGCTACACGCCCGCATTCGGCTGGGAGATCGCGCCGCCGAGCGAAAAGCAGCTCGGCGCACTGGAAAAGTGGGGCATCCGCCCGGACGAGATCGAATGCGCGGGCAAGGCGGCAAAGCTGCTCGACCGTCTGGCGGCACGCCGTACCGAGGGTCTGACAACACCCAAGCAGATACGTCTGCTCGAGCAGAGAGGGTTCCGCAACGTAGGAACATGGACGTTCGAGGCGGCAAAACAGATGATTGACCGCATTGCATCGAACCGTTGGCACGTACCGCGCGGTGTCAATCCGCAGGAGTACATTCCGGAGTAATGGAGGATAAATGAAGCAGGACGAACTCGATCTCCGGCAGGCGCTGGACTACATCGACCCGAGAGAACTCTCGTACAGCGAGTGGGTCGGCGTCGGCATGGGACTGAAAGAAGCAGGCTATCCCGTCGGTCTGTGGGAGGACTGGTCAAGACGGGATGGCGGGCGCTACCGCAGCGGCGAGTGCGCCCGCAAATGGGACAGCTTTCGCGGCACGGACACGCCGATTACCGCGGGAACCATTGTGCAGATGGCAATGCACGGCGGCTGGCAGCCGAACGGCGGCGACTGTGAACTCGGCTGGGACGATGAGATCGGCGGGAACGAACCCTACCGTGTGATTGACCCGCACTGGGTCGAGGCGCAGGAGATTGCCGAGCCCGCCGAGTGGCATCCGGCGCAGCAGCTCATCACCTACCTCGAAACGCTGTTCGACAGCGAGGAGCACGTCGGCTACGTCACGCGCTCGTTTTCGAACGAGGACGGCAAGGCCATGCCGACCAAGGGCGACTGGGCGCGAACCGCCGGTCAGCTTGTGCAGGCGCTCTCTGCCTGCGGCGACGACATCGGCAGCGTGCTCGGTGACTACGACCCGGCCGTCGGCGCGTGGATCCGCTTCAACCCGCTCGACGGCAAGGGCATCCGCAACGAGAACGTCACCGCGTTCCGGTACGCGCTGGTG